TGGGCAGGGGTGTGACGGCATACACCCTTTTCGGTAGCTAACCTAGCCCCCCTCATAAGCTTATTTCAATTTATCAACTAGTTTTTTCATCTTCTCAGCATGTTTGCCAGAGACTATAGATTTACCTCGAAACCAAGAATATACAGTCATTCGGCTCACTCCAAAGAAACTCGCTACGTCAGATACGGGTATATCCTTATTAATACAAACCCTACCTAGTTGAACCCCTAATAGCTGGGAGTCGGCGGACTTGATCTCATCCGCCATCAGAAGCGAATATCCCTTTGGCATTATGCGTCATCCCACTCGGTAAGCAGCTTCGAAATATCTTTCTTAGGAGCGGGGGCTTCTTCTTTCTTCGCTGTACGCTTGGTAGGCTCTTCGACTACTTCGGCTTCAACGGCTACAGATTCAACCTTTGCTTGTGCTTTGGCTTCTAGTTTAGCGGGTGGCTTGGCATTATCTACTTCTGCAACCGTCATAGTAATAGCCGACTTAGCTGAGGCAGATTGACCCTGCTGAATTGCAACCGCATGCTCTTCCGCATCTAATACACGGACTGGTTTGAAGGCTAACTTAGGTGTTGCGCTATCAGTATCAAAACGCATCTCAGTTACAACCGCAGTGATGGGTACACCCTTACTACCAATCATCTTGGCATAAGTTTGCAAAGGCCATTTTCCTGGCTCGCCTGAACCAAAGATAGATGAAGCAGGTAATGTTAACTGAAGAATCTCACCACCAACATCATTGGCTAATACAACCGCCAAACGCTGGCTATAACGGCAAGCACGGCTATCACCTTGACCTGAACCCTTGGCATTTTGTGGGCAGTCTACGCAACGCTTGGATTGTGGGTTCTCAGACTTGGGGCTTGGCACTTCGCCATCAGCAGACCAGCAATCAGGTGCAGTTATTTCGCCTTCTACAAAAGACTTAGCATAGAATGTACGAGACACTTTTGGTGAAGCAGCTACGATAACTACGTTCATTGCACGGTCTTCGTTCTTTGCTACTTCTTTGCCGTTGACCATCATGCGCCATACACCACCTTTGATGGAGATACGCTTCATACCACTCGAACCACCCCCACCCATCAGGGCTTTGGTTGTGTCGTCTAACTGGGTTTCTTTTAAATAGCTAGGTAAACCCGATCCTAATACAGATAATTCATTACTCATTTATCGCTCCTCTTAAATTAAAAACAAGTTGTAGTGCAGTTGCCGTTGTAACAGCAAGTTTGACAAAACACCATCTTGCCATTTGGTGTTGTTATAGTATTGTTTGTGCAATTTGCATAAACTACTCCAGCAAATAAGACACCAGCAAAACCTACTAGCACTTTCTTCATAGCTTCTCCTATCTTTTAACAATTGCAATGGTTTGTGTTGCGTCCGCATTTAGCCCCGGCGGATGCAGATCGGGGTTCTCTTCTAAGAACTGATTCATGTTTGCAGTGTTGATACGTTGATGTAACAATGCAAATGCATCGTGTTCTTTGATGAACTCGTACATGGACTGCCAATCATTAGTCCAATATCGTTTTGATGTGCGCATTGAAATCGTACCGTATTCCGTACGCATGGTTTGCACACCTTGTTCCTTGCACAACTCTAGTATTTCTTTAGCAACTAAGTCTTGTTGCTCTTGTAGCGACGCTACTTCTTTTTCTAACTCAAGACGTTTGGCACGGATTTTTGTGTAAATCTTAGCCAGCCTCTCGGCATTTACTTCATTCATTAAGCACTCCTTATATTTATAACTACTATATTAATACTACTTTGTACTTTGTCAAGTACCTTGCACAATATTTTTATATAGGTCGATTAATCGTGCATGAATATCAACCTTCTCTGACAACATCTTGTAGATTCTTTTCTCTACGGGTGAACCCTGAATGTGAACTACGGTGCAAGGGTTACGCTGCCCGGCCCGGTGTACACGTGCGTTCGCCTGTAAATATGTTTCTATAGATGTAATCGGACCCCACCAAACTACAACGTTAGCAGCGTGTAGCGTAACTCCATGCGCCGCCGCTTGCGGTTGTATTACAAGGACTTGCGGGTTAGTCTCTGTCTGAAACCTAGCGAATATATCGGTACGTTTGGTTGCAGTTATCCCACCATGTATGGTTTCCGCATCAATACCATTTGCTTTAAGTTCTTCTGCAATGATGTCGATAGCGTGCCTAAACGGTGCAAACACAATAACTTTATGGCTTGCTTCATCAATAACCTCGAGCAATGCAGTCATCCTAGACTTGGCATCAAACGCTACGATCTCCCCGCTATCCGAATATACCGCACCGCAAGATAATTGAAGAAGCTTATTTAAATTAGCCGCCGCATTTACTGTTGATATTTCTTCACCTGCTGCTATAGTCAACATGTTTTTACGTAAGCTTTCGTAATACTTTAGCTGTTGGGATGTAAGCGGTACCTCCCGAGTTACGTACGTCATGTCCGGTAAGTCTAGGCATTCTTCCTTGGTAAAACGTATTGCTGGTTGTAGCACCTCATGCACAGTCTTTTCAGAACTGATTTTGGGTATCCACTTAAAGGTTGTAATGCGTTGCATTACCATGTCTCTAAAAGCCCCGAAGAACTTGGGTACCCCTGATGGGTTAATAATCTTAGCCAGTCCGTACGCATCAGTAGGCGACTGAGAAGCGGGTGTACCTGTTAGCATCCATACCCACATGGTAGGGCGCAAGGAAGTATTGAGTGTCTTCCAACGTTTAGTAGATACGTTCTTGTATGCATTAGCTTCATCAATCACAATCAAATCAAAGTTTTCTATGCAGTCCTTAATAATTTCTAGCCCGTCGTAGTTACAAATCACAAACTCAGCCGAACTGTTGGCAGCTTCAATTCTTTTTTCTTTTGAGTAGCTATGGGCTATGGCACAACTGCGATGCATTGCAAACTTAAACAGGTCGTTCTCCCAAGCCGATTGCATGATGGACAAGGGGCATAGCACCAACACACGTTTGACGATGCCAATATTCATTAAATAATCCGCAGCCCAAATTACAGACGACGTCTTGCCCGTGCCTTGCTCGTTAAAGCAAAAGGCTCTGCGATGCAGGGTCAAGAAAGAAGCCGTTGTCTTTTGGTGGTCAAACGGTTTATACAACCCAGGCCAATCGTATTGCGTCTCAATAGGAGACGGCACATTTTTAATGCGTAAGTTCTTTAATACTTGGGCTTCTTCCAGCCCCCACTTGACAAGCACCTCACCCGAATCCAGTATTTTGGATTTCGGTATGACTGTGGTGATGCGTTGTGGCTCCTTAATTTTTAATAGGAGAGCCTTGTTATCTATAATTTGCACTCTACTCTTTCAATAGTTTGTAGACCAAAACCGAAGTTTTGATCCACGTTTTAATTCTAGTACTACCTAAAACTTTGTCAAGCTTTTTTGCGTTCCCGCTTACTTATTTCTGAAACCAAATTCTTTTTTGCATCCCGTTTGAACGACCTATTTGTAGATGCAGGTACCGCCTTGAGTCCGTCTTTATTACTACCGCCCTTATCAATAGCCTTTACGTGGTGTACGTCTTTGCCATCCCCCTTTGTTACTTTGCCATCTTTGGCTAAGGTTGCACGGGCTTTATTGCGTGAGGCACGATTCTTAATCTGTTCGGGTTTACCCTGATATGTTTCGTATTCCCGTTTGTAGTTACGATCTTCTTTGTTTTTATAAGGCACGATTACCTCCCTAGTAATTCACTTATTTTCTCAGCATCGAGGATGGTTTGCAACGCCCTTAAAAAGTCTCCGTTTTCTACCCCACCACGCATTATTACCTTTACTTTTTTGACATTAACTAGATATTGCTTACCATCAGACTCAAACTCTATCTCAATGTCGTTACCGCATATGTTATCAATGGTAAGCGTTGTTTCATTTTGATTGCCACCATAATGGTCGTTGGTATACCTGACGTCATGAAAACACCCTTCATCTTCTTTCAACGAGTCGCTGTATCGAATATCAAGGCTCATCGGTAACTTCCTTTCCCGTTATGAATGCAGTCTTTAACCACGCACCATGCCTTGCAACTGAAGTTAGGCTTGGGGTTCCATACATCTACCTCGTAGGCTTTCTCCAAGCGATGCGTATCTTCCAACCAAGTAACCCATGTCTTTTCATGCTCGGCACGGGTATATTTGGTCTTGATAAAGTCATTTGCCACCACAAAAAGCAAGCCTGCTTTGATCGAATTAACCTCGGGGAAGTGCTTAAATATGGCTAGGGCAAGCAAATCTAACTGTTTGGTATCTGCATACTTGGAACTCTTACCCGTCTTGTAATCAAGCAAAGTAGCCTTATCTCCATCTATAGCTAAAAAGTCAGGGATGCCACGCCACCAAACATCTTTACCAAAGAACTCACAAGGTTCCAGGGCCCGGGTCAACCCTAAACGATATTCACAAAGATGTTGTCCTGTGATCTTACGGACTGGCTCAAGTAGCTCACGCATAAATGCATACTTCTCAGGCACGGCAATACCATCCCTAATAAAGTCTTCCGCAGCTTTGTGGACTTCCTTGCCATACCGCATGGCATCAGACTCAGGTTCCTTAATGTCCTTGGCTACCCGCAAACGATAATACTTATGGGGGCATTGCTTAAAGAGGTCTAGGCTTGAGTAAGACCAAGTATATTTAATCACTTATTGCTTTCGTGTGTGGCTAGGTTGTTATGTCCTAGCTGTTGTATCTTATAGCCATGACCTTCTAAGTATTCAAACAATGCTTTACGCTTAGGTTCAAACCACGGCTTCCATGTCCACGCTTCAAAGATAATTGGCGGGTAATTGTTCTTCTTAATGGTCTCGATACCACCTTTGAGCACCTCAAGTTCATGCCCTTCCACGTCAATCTTGATTAGTCGTACGTTTTGATGTGCACCTGAGTCCAAGGTAAATACTACTAATGGTTCTTTGGCACCCTCGGTTTTGCACTCGTATTCGTTTTCACGAACTTCTTTGTCCATGCTAAACGCACCAATGTTGCTTTCATTAGCGTAGTCAGGCATCGTCAGTACCAGTCGTTCTTCTTTATTGGATAACCCAAAGTTATGGCAATGGATATTATCTAGCCCATTAATAAACGTGTTGGCGCATAGCTGGTAGTAGACTATCCGTTGTGGTTCAAACGCATGGTAAATATGCTTTGATACTTTCTTAGCCAAAGGTACACAGAACGTACCTAAGTTAGCCCCAATGTCTAGCACCTCACCTTCGGGCGCATCCATTAAAAGCTTAAGGCTTAGCTGGTGCAGGTCGTTCTCATACAGTTCTTGCTTCAAGTGGTTTGAGATTAAGTCTTGCCCTTTGAACACAAGGAACTGTGTACCATCCGTTTTTACTAATTCGCAATTTGGTAACATTTTAACCCCTTGGTAATTGACCACTAAAGTTATAAGTACCGCTATGCGTTAAGTTCGCCCAAGGTGCCGCATATACTTTGAAGCCAGCTTTGCGAGCAATCTTGCAGAAGTGGTAGTCCTCAGATAGCAATCGATTTGTATCCTCGTCAATGCTGGTATCAAAGAACTCGCTAATGATTTTTTTCTGTGGGTTCTTGTCCACAATGAGAATCATGTCGTTGGTATAGGTTGGAACTAATGGCTTTAAGGTATCAAACACATTGCGCTTAATAAGCATGAAGCCTGTACCGCCGTTGTCAATCTCCATGGGGGTATTGATATTGCCTGTGCTTTCCATTGCACCACCCACTAAGTTCACCACAAACGACCCTGTGTAATTGCCCAAGTCTTTGTAGTCCACACCTTTCTTGACTGCATCAGATACTAACTGCCAGTTAATTTCTTTTTTGGGGTACAGTCCGCAAATAATATCTTTGTCAGCATCAATCATGCGCACAATATCTTTTGGATCAAAGCTAATATCCGCATCAATAAACATCAGATGTGTTGCGTCTGACTGCATAAAGTCGTAAGCCATGCCGTTACGGGCACGAGTAATCAAAGATTCGTTCATCATGTACGAGTAGTACATTTGTATATTGCGGGGCGCAAACGTCTGCACACAATTAAGAATACCCATGGTGTAACCGCCTGTGCATAGCCCACCATACATCGGTGTAGCTACAAATAATTTAGCGGGCTTTGGTGCTTGTATTGCTTCTACGTTTTCTAACATTGCTTTGCTCTCCATGGATAAGTTTTGTAAATTTGTTGCATATGTTCGTTACCTTTAATAAACCAATCTGCTTGTCCTTCTTTTGTTACTCGGTAATTTACTGTGTATCTGCCTGTGCCACCAAACTTGTCGTAGTCTGAGCAGATCGCTACCGCCTTTTTAAAGACCGCTCTGTCGCAGTGATAATTAGGGATTTGAAATATATCAGCTATCTTTAAAAGAGTCCCTACACCAAAGCAATAGCAGTTCATGTCTACAAACGGAATGTGTTTGTAGTTTGGGTATACACCCAAGCTATCGCAGTTGTCTTCGCAAATAAAATTACCGTCCGCATCGACTACCTTGCGTAATGAGTATGCCCACTCTAGATTGTTGTTCTTAATTAATTGCACCATGGACTCTACATGGTCAGGCTCATACCAATTATCCTCATCAAGAAACATAATGTGGTCGGTGTTAACTAAATTAGCCATAGCACCATAAATACGATGTCCATAGAACCGCCCGTTATATTCAGGATTAAAATGCCTTGGTGGATTGCCTGTGTTCTCAGGCACGATGATTATTCGTAGTTTGGGATGTCCGTTATCCGTAACAATTTTTACGGCTTTCTCTGCA